ACCCTCAGCGGTGGCAACCTTGTTGCCACTATGGGCGCGAATGCCGGAGTGCGCAGCGTCGATCGCGTGACGAGCAGTAAATACTATTGGGAAATCACCTTCACCACCAGTGCCCACGCCGCTACGGGCATCCTGTACGGCGCGGGCAGTTTCGGCACCTACGGCTTGAACGGCGGTGGTGGCGTTCTATGCACTGGTAGTGGTGGGCAGTTATATGGCGGGCCAATCCTCGCTGGCAACTCTCTCGGCATCAGCCTCGGCGGCACGATCGCCGACGGGTGGATTTGCTGCATCGCCCTTGACGTAGACAACAGCCTTATCTGGCTTCGCAACGGGGCGTCTGGCAACTGGAACGGTAACGCGACTTACGCTCCCGGTGGCTTGGGCGGCGTAAACTTAGCCAGCCTTATCGGCATTCACGGTCCAGCTTTCGGCATTTACGCAGCGGGGAGTTCGGGCGGCACAACCGGCGGCGGCCTGCTGACAGCCAATTTCGGAGGCTCGGCCTTCACCGGTGCGGTCCCGAGCGGCTACACGAGCGGCTTTCCCAGCGGCACTACGCTCGTCAACGCGGACGTCGTCACCCAAGTCGCGATCGAGCAATGGGCCTCGATCACCCGGCCGCAGATGCAGGTGACGCAAGTCGCGGTCGAAGAGTGGGCTTCGGTCGGGTCCGTCGGCACGGCGTCGAAGCGGCAATCGTCCGTCGTCACCGCGATCGGCCTCGTCGCCATCGGCGAGACGGGCAACGTTCAGCGGTCGGCTCTCCCCGGGCTCACCCTCGAGGAAAGCTACTCGCCGATCTCTATCGGGGCGGGCGTCGGCAATGCGGACGGTCAGGCGAGCGTCGCGGGCGCATCGCCGCCGCCGACAGGGCATGCGGACGGTTTCGCCAGCGTGTCGGGCGTCGGCTACGGATTCTTTCCTGGGCAGACGAGCGGCGCTGCGGACGGCTCAGCCGACGTGGAGGGCTCGGGCGCCTTCAACGCGCCTGCGGCGGGCGCTGCGGATGGACAGGCGAGCGCTAGCGCCGTCTCGTTCATCCTGCCTGCTGGCGCTACTACTGGCACGGCGACGGCTTACGCGACGGTCGCGGGCGCGGGCGCGGCGCTGGTCGCGGCGCATGGCTACGCGGACGGTCAGGCAAGCGTCGACGGCAAGGGGCTTCGGCTTCTCGCACCGGTCGGATTCCCGATGCTCCCCGGCATCGGCTGGCCGGTGCATCGGCGGCCGAACTGGCGCACGGTGATCGTGCCGCACGTCTCGGGCGCGGAGGTGCGCACGCCCCTCTGGCCCTATCCGCTGTGGGAATTCGAGCTAACGATCGACGGCGTGACGGCGTCGGCGACGCAATTCAAGCAACTCGGGGCGAATTCGTTCCAGACGCTTCTCGGCTTCTATCTCAACATGGCGGGCCAGCTCGGGACGTTCCTGTTCTACGATTCTGACTTCAACTATCAGGCGGGCGCGCAAGTCGGCACGGGCGACGGCTCGACGACGACGTTCCCGTTCATGCGGCAAGCTGGCGGCGCATGGTGGGAACCGATCTCGTGGACCGCAGGCACGCCGAGCGTCTACCTGAACGGCGTCAAGCAGACGAGCGGCTATTCGCTCTTGCGCCCGAATCTCTTGAGCTTCGCTGCGCCGCCAGCGATCGGGGCGGCGATCACGGCCGACGTGAGCTACTATTTCCTGTGTCGCTTTCTCGACGATGGCGAGGACTTCCAGCAACAACTAATCAACTTGTGGGATATGAAGAGCATTAAATTCCGTCAAATTCGCCAGATCCCCTCGGCGACATGAAGAACGCTTCGCCCGCTCTGATGGCTTTCCTCAACGCGGCGAGGTCGCGCGACTTTCCGCTCGTGTTCGCCGACTGCTTCACGTTCGCGCTGGTGAACGCCGGGACGTTCTTCGTCACTAACTTCGATACTGACGTCACATGGAACGGGAACACGTTTGTCGCGGGGGCGATCCTCGTCTCGGGAATGAAGTTCAAAGTCTCGACGGGACTCGAAGTCGATCGTCAGCAAATCACGATCTCGGCCCCTCCTGGTCAATCGCTTTGGGGCTCGCCGTGGGGAAACACGTTGCGCGACGGCGCGTTCGATGGCGCGGCGTTTCAACGCGACAGAGTCTTTTTCGATCCGAGCTTGCCGAACGGAATGGACGGCGTGACGCTCTTTCGCGGGCGCGTGTCGACGGTCGACGGCGTCGGGCGGAGTAAGGCGTCGGTCACGATCGCGAGCCCGCTGGTCGTGCTCGACTACTTCATGCCGAGGAATATTTTCTCTCCGACGTGCGTTCATGTGCTCTACGACTCGGGCTGTCACGCGAACGCGGGGCAATATGCGGTGCGCACGATCGTCAGCGTCGGTTCGACGGTCCAGCTCATCATGAACAACGGCGCGAACAAGAATCAGGCCCAAGGCTCGATAGTGTTCAACTCTGGCTTGAACGCGGGCATTCGCTCGACGATCAAGAGCGTCAATCCCGGCGTGTCATGGTTGCTCATGTACCCGCTGCCCGATCTGCCAGCTCCGAACGACCTGATCGAGGTCTATTACGGTTGCGATCACACGTATGCGACGTGCGGCTCGCGGTTCAACAATCAAAGGCACTTCCGTGGATTCCCTAATGTGCCTCCGCCCGACTACGCGGTCTGAAACGGAAGACCGGGCGCTCGTCGTCGCCGAGGCGCGAAGCTGGATTCTGACGCCCTATCACCATTGCGCCGACGTCAAGGGGCACGGCGTCGACTGCGCGATGCTGATCGTGCGGGTCTATGTCGATCTCGGCTTCGTCGAGCCGTTCGACCCCCGGCCATATCCGCCCGATTGGTTTCTGCATCGGAGCGAAGAGCGCTATCTCGATCACATTCTTGCTCGCGCGCGGCGGGTCGACCGCCCGCTCCCCGGCGACGTGTTCCTGCTCAAATGGGGGCGGACTTATTCGCACGGCGGGATCGTGACTGAGCCCGAGCCGCTGACCGTTGTGCACGCGTTCCAGCGGCATCGCATCGTCGTCGAAGACGAGATCGGGCGTTGCCCCCACCTCGCGGCGCGGCTTCCCGACGCGGTCTTCGCTAGCTATTGGAGCTAGGCTATTGGCGTTCCTCTTCGGAAGAAAAAAGAACGACAAGCCGGAATATACGAGCCTGCAATTACAGACGGCGACGAATATTCTCGCGATTCCGATTTTGTGGGGCACGAATAGAATCGCGCCTAACGTGATCTTCTACAATAATTTTTACGCAGAACAAGTTCCACACGGCAAGGGGGGCAAGGGCGGGATGCTCGGCGGCGGCTCGCAAGGCGCGGTCGACTATCATTGCGACCTCGTCCTCGCCTTATGCGAGGGTCCGATCAAGACGACGCGCCGCGTCTGGAAGGACAGATTAATTTTCGGCACCTTCGACATTAACGGTGAGCAGACGATATTGATTTGGGATCAGACTGACAACGGGACTGACCCGCTCTTCGTCTTCAATGGCTACCCCGATCAGAAGACCTGGGGATACTTCGCGTCATTGTATCCGAGCTATCCGCTCGCGTTCCCGTGGACGGCCTATCTGGCGGCGGCGCAGTTCGGCTTAGGCGCGAGCGCGACGATCGGGCTCTTTAACGTCGAAGTGATCGGGCCGTTCGCGGGCACGGGCTCGAACGGGCAAGACGCCGATCCGGCGCTGGTGATTCAAGACTTTTTGACGAACCTTCAATATGGCGCGTCGTTCGATTCCACCTTGCTCGACACGACGACGCTGCTCTCGTCGGGCGGCAACGGGGCGACCGTGCAAGATTATTGCAAGGCAATGGGGATTCAGTTTAGCCCGCTGCTCACCGATCAAGAGCAAGGCTCGTCGATCCTCACCCGCTGGCTGCAAATCTGTAATACGGCGGCGGTTTGGTCGGGCCAGAAGCTCAAGTTCGTTCCGTACGGCGACACGTCGATCGCGGCGGGGCAGATCCTCACGGCGACGATCACCGAGACGGTTCCGCAGAATCCCGATAATATACCGGGGGGATTTGGCTTTGGTTTCATAGATGTTTCGAGCGCCGGTCAGTATGTAGCTGATCTCGGCGTCAAATACTCGACGCAATATTACGGGCTCTCGCTCCAATATGTCGGCGCTACTATTCCTCCCGGCCCCGGCTTCTACGGTAGGATCGGCGCGACTTACTATTTTTCGCAGCTTGATATTGGCGTCGCGGTGACGCTCTCGTTTCAGTACACGATCGCGGGCGGCTACACCCCGAATCTTACCCCGTTGTACGTGCTCAATGACGACGACTATGTCGATCCCGGCGGCGACTCGGACCCCATGACGGTCGAGCGGGTCGATCCGTACACGCTGCCGACGATCCAGCGGATCGAGGTTTCGTCGCGCGGCAACAATTACGCCAGCATTCCTGTGGAGGCGCGCGATCAGTCGCAGATCGAGATTTTTGGGCCCCGCGTCGGAACGACAATCTCGGCGCGCGAGATATGCGACGAGATCGTCGTCGGCCCCACGGTCGCGCAAGCGATCCTTCAGCGGCAATTGTATGTCCGGGCCACGTACAAGTTCAAAACCGATTGGACGTTTTGCTTGCTCGATCCGATGGACATTATCGCGCTCAACGATCGCACGCTCGACATGCAAGACTGGCCGGTGCGGATCGTCTCGATCGAAGAGGACGACAACGGCCTGCTGGATTTCGTGTGCGAAGAGCTTGTCTTCGGCATCGCGACGGCGCCGCTCTACAACACCGCGACGTCGACTTCGATCGTGGTCAATCGGGCGCAAGTCGTCGGGCCGGTCAATAGTCCTCCGCTGATCTATCAGCCGCCCAGCGCGTACACGGGCGGTAATCAGCAAGTGATGCTCGGCGCGTCGTCGTCGCTGCCAGCGACCGGCCTCGCTGATCCTAATTGGGGCGGCGCGTTCATATGGGCTTCGGTCGACGGCGCGAGCTACACCGAGATCGCCCAAGTCCTCGGGCCGACTCCGCAAGGGTTCCTCACCGCTTCGGTCGCAGGCGCTGCAAGCGGGTGGGACGCGGTCAATACGATCTCGGTCGATCTGACGGAGTCGGGGGGCACGCTCTCAAGCTCGACGCAAGCAGCGGCTATGGCGGCGGCGACGCTTTGCCTCGTCGACGGCGAATTGTTCGCTTTCGCGAACGCGACCCTCGTGACGAAGAACAAATACAACCTCACCGGGCTGGCGCGCGGGCTCTTCTCCACGAGCGGAGTCGCGCACGGCCCCGGCGCAATGTTCACTTATTTGTCGTCGACCGCGGTCCTCACTCAGGCGATCCCGTCGCAATGGGTCGGGCAGACGATTTATTTGAAGTTTCAGTCGTTCAACATTTTCGGGCAGTCGGGTCAGGATTTGAGCGCGTGCGCGGTCTATATCTTCGATCCGATCTCGCCGCCGTACACACCCCCGACAGGCGGTCCGCCGGTCACGCCCACCCCGCCTCCAGGCTCGACGACATCGACAGGCGATCCGCTGCCGGTCGGGGCGCAACATCCGATCGTCGTCCAGCTCTCCAGCGGCAATCTCGATCTCGGGCAAGTCACGGGCGCGCTGACTCTGATGGACGACTTCGGCTCGGTGGCGACTCCCGCGACCGGGACGCTCGATCTTGGAACGGTGCTTTCCTACGATCCGATCGCGCAGCAACTCAACGCGGCGCTGCCGAACGGGACGGTCGACCTCGGCGCGATCAATGCGGCCGTGACTATGCGCGGCGACTTCGGCGGCGTCTTGCCGACGATTGACCTCCATATTGACCTCAGATCGGGAACGACTCCTTGAGCGAACAACTGCAACTCAGGCGCGGCACGGCCGCGCAGATTTCGAGCGCGGCGGCGCCGGTGCAAGGCGAGCCGTGGGTCGACACGACCAACAACCGGATTTTGATCGGCGACGGAACGACGGTCGGCGGCTGGCCGATGGCGAAGCTGGCGGAGGTCCTCACGAACGCCAGGATCAATGTCGGCGACGCGAATTACACCGTTCAGACGACGGATCGGCTCGTCGCTTACACGGGGCTGACCGCGTCGCGCGTCGTCTCGCTTCCGGCGGCGAACACGTTCCCGGTCGGCACGCCGCTGCGGATCGTCGACGAGAGCGGCGCGTGCTCGGCTACGGTCACGATCACGATCGCGGCGGCGGGCTCGGACTTGATCGACGGGCTGACGAGCGACGTGCTTCAGGCGCAATACGCGTTCGCGGTGCTCGAATCGAACGGCGGCAGCAAGTGGACGATCATCGGCCAACCGGCCGGGTCGAGCGCGGGCGTGCTCGCCGTGTCGAGCGGCGGAACGGGCGTCGCGCCGAAGAGCGTGCATTACGCGCTGGCGGCGATCGGCGTGAACTGCAACGTCGTCGCCGACACGGCGGTCACGATCCCGCTTCCGGCGGGGATCACCCGTTATCGCGTCGCTCGCATTACCTGCCTCAATCCATCGATCTCGCTCACGACGGCGCAAGCGGCGGTCTACACTTCGGCGGGCGCGGGCGGGGCCGTGATCGTGACGCCGCAGGCGCTCGCCGGGCTGACCACGAGCGCTCCCAACGCGGCGGGCAATGCGATCGATCTCACGCTCGCGCTGGCGGCGGCGACGTTCTTCACTGCCGCGACGCTCTATTTCCGCATCACGACTCCGCAGGGCGCGGCGGCGACGTGCGACGTGATCTTGGACATCGGCCCTTATGATTGAGCGGCTGCGGGCGCTGATCGAGCGGCTTCGAAGCTCTTGGCGCGACTCTACCCCCGGCGCGCTGTCGAGCGCGTATCGCGACTCGACGAACGCGCGGCTCGACGCGATCGAGCGCGAGATCGCCGAGATCAAGATGCTCCTGATTTCGCCGCGCGATCCACCCTTGAGGAAGTGACGACATGACCGAGACGATATCGATCGACGTATGGGAACGGCTCGACGAGGTCGAGCAGAAGGCGGCGCAGTCGGGCGGCGTCGGCCCGCAGGGCGAAATGGGCCCACAGGGCGGACAAGGTCCGCAGGGGCCCGCTGGCGCGGCGGGCGTGCAAGGGCCTCCGGGGGCTGACGGCGTTCAGGGCGCGCAAGGCCAGCAGGGCCCAGCGGGGATCGCTGGCGACGCGGGTCCGCAAGGCCCGCAAGGTCCTCCCGGATTGGCTGGCCCAGCAGGTCCGCAAGGACCGGCGGGCGCCGCAGGGCCAGCAGGGCCTGCGGGATTGCAAGGCGCGGCGGGTCAGACGGTCGAGCTTGTCGGCTCGTTCTCTAACCACACGCCGGATCAGCTTCCATCGAGCGGCTTGATCCCGAAGGATTGGGACAGCCCCGGCAACCCTCCGAACGACGATCAGTTGTCGAACGGGCAAGGCCTGATTTACACGGTCGGCGGCGAGGTCTGCCTCTACGTCGGCACGTCGATCGAGCCGTCCGGGTGGGTCATTCTCGGCGACGTGCAAGGGCCGCCTGGGCCAGTTGGCCCGCAAGGCGCGCTCGGCCCCGCTGGCGCGGACGGCGCGCAGGGCTTGCCCGGGCCGCAGGGGATACAGGGACCGGCGGGCATAGGCTTGCCGGGGCCTCAAGGGCCCACAGGGGCGCAGGGCCCGCAGGGCGCGGCGGGAATGGGGATGCAGGGCCCCGCCGGTCCTCCGGGTCCTACGGCCGTCTCGGCGGACGCGGGCAACACCGCGACGCTCGGGTCTGACAAGCTGATCTTCGTGCCGGTCTATCCGGCGGGCTCCAATGCGATCCCGCAGCCGCCTGGGCTCGGCGCGGCGGGCTCGGCGACGTCATGGTCGCGATCGGATCACGTCCATCCGAGCGAGCCGATTGTCGGCGTCACCAACGGATCGGACGCCCCGGCGGGCGCCGTCGGCGAGTATCTGTCGACTCCGGTCACGACGGGAGTCGGGCTCACTAACGGGACGACGGCGAACGTCGGCACGCTGCCGCTCACGGCGGGCGATTGGGACGTCGACGGCGCGGTCAACTTCACGCCCTCGAGCAACGCCGCCGTGACGGCGCTGGCGGCGGGCGTCTCGTCGTCTTCGGCCAGCTTGCCTCCGGGCACGGCGACGGGCGGGACGAAGCAGCAATTGCAAACGGCTTTCACCACGGGCGCGGCGCAAACGCTTTTTGCCGGGCGCACCCGCATTTCGCTGGCGGCGGCGGGCAACGTCTATCTCGTCGCGCAAGCCTCGTTTTCGAACGGCTCGATCACCGCAACCGGATTCATCGGCGCGCGGCGACGCCGCTAAATCAGGGAGCAACGCACATGCCGGAAACAACCACAGTCGAAGTGTTCGATCGCCTGAACGCCGTCGAGGCGCTCGCGGCGCAGCATATTCCAGAGGCGCCGGTCGACTCTCAGGTCTACGCCCGCGCTAACATGCAATGGGTCCCGAATACGACTACGGGCGCGATCCCTCCGCCGCCGGTTCCGGTCATCGTCCCGCAAACGGTCACGTACCCCGACAATCAAATCGTCACTGGCGGGCTGATTATGCGCGCTTACGCGACCAACGCTCCGACAAGCTGGCAAGTCGGCGGGGTCACGAACGTCACGGGCGCGTGGACGATGGCGATGTTCGCGATCGACGCGAGCGGCGCGCTCACGTTCACCGCGGCGGCGACGGGCAAAGCGATCGCTGTCGGCGATAGCGGCGACGTTGCATTGCTCGCCAGCAACGCGACCGGCGACGGCGCTCAAGTCAACATTCGTCTGATCGTGATCTGAAAAGGAGAATGACAAATGCCTGCTACTACGAGTATTAGCGCCGAAGATAGGTTCAATGCGGCCGTTACGGCTATCGGAACTCCGAACTCGTTCGTGCTCAACGGCGCGACGCCGGTCTCGGTCGCCGATACGGGCGTCACCAACAAGAGCGCGATCGTCATCACGCTGCAAACTGTCGGCGGCACCGTGGGCGCGCATCCCACGGTCAAGACAATCGCTCCCGGCGTCGGCTTCACCGTCGCGGGCACGGCGGCGGACACGTCGACTTATTCTTACACGCGCATTTCGTAAGTCGCGGCGACATGGGGGCGGCGGCGTGGGCGCTATGCTCGGGGCGATCGTCGTCGCCGTGTCTCTGGTCGAATTGACCGCTCCGGACGGGATGCACCATGTCGCGATCAATCCCGCGATGGTTTCGAGCATCCGCGAGCCGCGCGACGTCAACCGCGCTAAGAACTATTGGCCGGGTGGCACGCGCTGCATCGTCATCATGGCGAATCGCAACTTCAACGCCGTCAAAGAATCGTGCGACGAGGTCGAGCGCGCGCTCGAC